ATCTTACGAAATGTTTTAGACCATTTGGAACATCAGTTTTGATGAAAAATGCATCAGGATCTGTTAAGTAGTGATTAACTACATAACCTTGAGAAATCATTCCCATGTTCTTGATTGCATTGATATCGTTATCTGCTGTACTTGTTCTACCGTCAGACTTCATAAGTCTGTCAGCAGTAAATTGAAGCTCAGAAGGAATAATCATTTTCATTCCTCTAGCCGCAATTTTTAGTCCTCTTTCGTCAGTAAACGCCGCGATGTCAATTAAAGACTGCTCTAAAGAAGTTTCGTTTAAATCAGCAGAAGTTGCTAATTCATTTGCGAAAGTTCCAGAAAGCGTAGGGTGAGCCGTAGAACATAGTTCCACTCCATCACCACCAGCAAATGCTGCTGTGAACGCATTGTTCAATACAGCTGCCGCTTTAACTTGTTTAGTGTTTGCCATAGATCTTGCTAACGCTTTTGTATATCTAGACGCAAGTCTGTCATACAAGTTATCTTCGATAGCTTCTTCTGTGATTGCAAACGCTAACGCGATTGTTTCGTTTGTGTAACGAGCCGTGAAAGTTTCTTGCGCATCATCGAATGATACACCTTGACCTTCAGGTTTAACTGATGCATTTCCGAAACCACTTAACATTACTTCCTCTTCGAAAGCTCTGTCAGATGATTCTGTGTCAAAAATCTCAGAATGCTCGTTAGCATAGTTTTTGTATTCAAGTCCGAATAGTGCATTCAAACCTGGTTCTAGTTCTTTAACTAGCTGTGCTCTTGATATTGCCATGTTTATTTATCTCCTATTCGATATTAGTTATACAACGCAGATAGAGGAGTAATCATAACGACTACGTCAGCCCCACCTACTGTTAGGTCTTTTTGACCTGGGATATTAGCTGATCTAACTAGTTTAAACATATTTGTTGTAGCACTTGTTGCTGCTATGTTTAATCTTTCGTCAGACATGCCACTTCTACCAGTAGCGCCATTATCACCTGTGTTGAACGTTTGACCAACATTAGTCAAAGGACATGCTGCGTTTGTTCTAATGTTATATTCCTGAAGAGGATTATCCATTACAAAAGCGGAACCTGAACTTGAACCTGTGTTGTAGTCAACAGCGAAATTTGTTCCACTTGGAACAGAGTTCGCCCACGTTGGTTTTGATGTTGCTGAGTCAACCCAGAATGCACCATTGAATACACCTACTAGTCTTGAAGTAGCTGTAGCATTAGTGAATCCTGCACCACCTGCAGTATCATCGTCTAGTGAGTCGTAAGTTGCATCTTGAATAGAACCTTTTTCAGCTGCCTGTGTCCCTATGTTTAGAGAAACGGGGTCGCCTTTAAAGATAGTATTGAAAGCTGCTCCTGCGTAATCATATAACTGGTATTCAGATTGACCAGATGTTGCAGGTGTTGAACCTACAGTCATCACGGCTCTACATCCGAATCCAGCTGTACTATTATTAGCCATATTTATTTTTCCTTTACTATGTACCTGCCCCTAAGGGCCTCCAGTACGGTTTATTTTATTTTTGTTGGTAAGGAATTACTAAATAATTAGTCTTTCTTTGAACCACCAAAAGTTACACGTGTCTGTCGTTCTTGATTGAACGGCATACTTGGGTGCTGATCCTTTAGTAAATCGTTTTTAATTGCTTCGTCTCTGTCCTGTACTTGTTTCTTATAGTACTCTTCACGAGATTTCGCGATTTCCTCTGGTATCCTAGCCAGCAATAGGCCTCCTACTCCGATAACTCCTGCATGTTTTCCATCCTTAAGCGTGGGATAATCAGAATCAGGATATTCATCCGCTCTAACTAATTCCCATCCGGATCTTAACTTTCCAGCCATGTTTTTTGTGTCGTCAAAACCCATAGTTTCAGCTCTAATCCATCTGTGCCTAGTACCTGGTGGGGCATCAGGGGCATCTAGTGATGAGGGTGGAGTCCAAGTTCTTTTAGCTTCCGCTTTAGTTCTTGTTTGACTCGCACGAGAAGTTTTTATTTTTTCGTTTTCCATATGCTTATATTCCTTCCGTGATGTTTAATTGTTTCGCATAGTCTTCTAATGGCACGCCTAATCTTTTAGCAATTGCTACCTGTGATGGCGAGAGTCTCACAGTTTTTTTGCGTCCTGTTGGGGCTGAACGTTTAGCCGACGCTACATTCTGAGCAGGTTTTGCTCTTTCTGTAGTTGTACCCTCCATCTTATCAAATTTATGGGGGAATTCAAGTCTTATTCTTGAATCTACTTCCTCATAATATTCGTTAGATTGCGGGTCATATCCCTCTTCTTCCACCAATTTTTTATGAAGATCAAAGGCAGTATGAGTCATTGCTGAGTCACTACCAAACCAAGTGTTTTTACTAGCCCAATCTTCTGCTTTAGGGTCAGTTTGTGCTCTTCTAGGTGTAGGGGCCTGATAAGGCTGTTCTACAACTCTTTGCTTTGGTTGTTCTTCATTAAGTTTTTTTAGTGCTCCTAATCTTGATGCATCTTGAGCAAGTTTAGCCATATTTTCTTGAGCTGTTACTTGATCATCTACATTACCAGCTTCAATAGCTACCCTTAATGCTTGTCTTGCAGCATCCATATTTGTAGTAACTCTTGATTCAAACTCATTAACATAAGATTGATCTAAAGTAGAAAGTTTCTTTTCTAATCTATCTTTATCTAATTTAGTTGCTTGAGCAAAATGAACAGCTTCTTCTCTTTGTCTTTCAGCTTCTCTCATTTTACGAGTTAATTTAGAAATACGTTTTTGAACGCTATCACTATAATCTTGTAACTCATCTTCTGGTTTTTCTTTTTTAAGTTTTATTTCTCTTTCATTTTCAAAAGATTTATCTTCTGAAACTTGTTCAACTTCTATTTTGTCTTCAACAACGGCTTCTACCTTTTCAGGTTCTCCTTTGTCGTCTAAATTAATATCAGCACCTACTGTTTCGCCAACATCAATTAACTCTTCTGATTGTTTTATGTTTTCTGGCATAGTTTCTCCTATGATTGTTAAATGAAATGAAGAAGAGATTCAGGATCTTTAACAGTTCCTAAAACTTCATCATCGTTAAGTATTCGCACTTCTCCACCTTCAATAGGTAATCTTGAACCCGCATAACGAGCAAAGATAACCCAATCTCCTTTTTTACACCAAGGTTCATTAAATTTTTCTTTATCCTTGTATGCTAGATCTCCCATCTTTAAAACATAACCACATGATGTAGCTATTCTTGCTTTGTCTAAAGTTTCTTGAGAAAATAATATTCCTCCATCTGATTTATTTTTAGGAGTAAATGGTAAAACTAAAAGTCTGTAACCTACAGGACTTGGTAGTTCATCAACAGTTTCAGTTCCAATATTTTCTGGAGTTAAAGGTTCTGGTTCTGGTGGTAATTTTGTTTTCTCTTCTTCGTATTTTTCTTGAAGACCAAGTTTAATTTTTGGTACTTCCTTGCCCGATGTCGATAACGTTTCCTTGCTCATCTTTTTGCTCCTTAGGTTTTAGCAGGTTAGAGATTTCCTGTAATATTATTTCATAGGCATGTGCCTGACCCAACATATACCTATATTTTTCCATATTGTCAACAGCTCCTGCTAACATAGCTTCGGTAATGCTTTCTTTAGTTGCTTTTATTCTTTTTCTTATCTTCCCTATCATTGTTATATCGTCCATCTTCTCTCCTTATATTTTGAATTGTTGCAATACTAGTAACTTTTCTTCAGCATTTGCGATCTTTTCTATTTGTTTATCTACTTCTTCTATGTGTTGTGGATGTTCTCCAATACCTACAGAATTTTCTAAATAAATTTTAAGTGTAGCATCTGCTTCTGATATTTGTGCATTATATCTATCTTCCAGTGCTGTTAATATTACTTCTCTCATTTTTTTGCCACCTTATCTTTGTTAGGACCTTTTTTAATTATATAGTCTTGAGTTCCATTAGCACCTGCATTAACTTCTTTTTTTAAGTTTCTAAATAGACTCATCTCTTTGATTTTCTTATAGTTGCTTTTTAAAAAAGTTTCAAGGAGTTTTGTATCCCTCATTTAACAGTTCCATTTTCGAAGTGATTTAGATAATCTATCTTCACCTGTATTGTTACTTGCTTTTTGTCTTTTTCTCATACCAGTCATTCTAGCACAAAATGATTTTCTTCTTTTTGCTGCTTTTGATCCTGATTTTAATTTTGAGGGTTTAGTAGTTACTGCTGTTTTTAATTTGGAACCAGGGTTAGCTTTTTTATAAGAGTCAACGCCTTTTTGATTAAGTCCACCTGATTTAGATTTGCCTTCTTTTCGTGTCCATGCGGCACTAGCCATTATTTTAAAACTTTTTTTAAAACTTTCGCTTGGCCTGCGTGTAACTTAGAAGCTTTTTTTAAACCTTTAATTACTTTTTTTACTTTTTTTACTTTAGGTTTATTCATATTAAGGTTTTAAATTATACCAAGCTTGCATGTAAGTTACAAATAAAAATACAGTTCCTGCAGTTGCACTATTGGCAGTTAAAGTACAAGCTAATTTGTAATCACTCGTTGTAGCACTAAAACCACCTGTGCTAAAAAAAGTATCAGATCCAGCTTGTTGCATTAAGTAAGGTCCAAATGTTGTAGCTGGAAGACTTAAAGCTGCTGTCATGTTAGTTGCATTTAAATTTGCAAAATCATTTGATGCTCCTACTGTTAAAGTAGATGTGTTTGAATTAGTAAAAGCTGTAGTTACTTTAGCTTTAATTTCAAGAATTTCACTAAATTGAGGTATAACAATTCCTGTATCAATTACAGTTCCTGCTTGTGCTATTGAGATACCATCTTTTCCTTGAACCATTGCAGTGAAACCAACATTTTGAATTTTGCCAGCTGTTGTTCCAATAGTTTCAGTAACTGTTCCTGATAAAACTGGTCCGCCAAATGTTGTTGCTGGAAATCTTACAAATTGAGTCATCTATTATACCTTCTTTGCTGTTTTAGCTGCTCTTTTAAAGTTAGCTGCTGTTGGTCTTCCTTTGGCTCCGGCTTTTTTCATTGTCTCACCTGAACCTGCGGCGATTCTTTTTTGTTTGGCGTGAATGTTAGCATAGAGTCCACCACCACCTTTTAATTCTACTCTTGCTCCCATACCTTTAGCCATTCCTCTAGCTCTAGCTTTTTCAAAGCCGTCTTTCTTGCCGTTTTTATTTATGTCTCTTACTTTAATTACTTTTTTTTTCATAATTATTTATATTTTAAAATTGTTCCACAATCAACACAATGTATAACCGTGTTTCTTTTTTTATTAACACACGCACATCTTTTACCAAAGATTTTGTCTACTATTTTATTCCAAAGTTTTTTCATTATTTTTTATCTACAATTTTAGATACTGCTTTATTAGTATCAGAAAGTTTAACTTTAGTCCTAACATCTAGTTTACCTTTTGTATCTAAAGATTCCATAACTTTATCTTTTGTTTTAACTACGCTATCTTGTACTTTTCTTTTTTTAGCTAAATTTTTTCCAACTTTAACAGATTTAATAGTATCATAGGCTTTTTTGCCTTTCTTCAACATACCATATCCTCTAAGTGCTAATCCAAAAATACTCATTAACAGATATAAGTAGATTTTTTTCTACCCCCCATAACTTTACCTTGGCCTCTACCTGAAACTGTAACCATTCCACCATTAGCAAGTGAGTTAATAATTCTTTTTTTTTCGTCTTTTAGATTTGTTTTGCCTTTTGAAGTATTAGCTCTTTCGGCATCAACTCTTCCTAGTTCTTCTAATTTATTCATTCTAGATGAATTCATTATTTGCTAGCCCCTCTAGACTCGTCTCTTCTAGATTTGTAACTTTGTGATTTTGTAGATTCTTTCCCTGTTCTTGATCCTAAAGATTCATCAAGTCTAGCATTAGCACCTTGTTTTTTCATTCCAGATTTTGCATATGGAAATCTTACGTTTGATCTTTGTCCATTTTGTCTCATTTTTTTGCTCCGTTGTTTCTAAATATTTGTGTACCCTTTATACCATAAATGCTCGCGACTACAAGTATCCATAAATTTGTAAACCAACTTGGTAATGCCGCAAAATGCTCAAAGAAGATATCTACCTTCTGAAGAGCGGTTGGGTCGTCACTTACGACTGCCCAGGCAAGAACTAAAATTGGCAACGTCAGTACAATTAAAACGGCCTCGTCCTTGTAATCTGAATCTCTCGATTCAAGAAGTTTTCCTTGGTAAGCTTCCTCACCTCGGGCCATTTTTGATGCATGCATAAGCTGTGCATCCGACATAGCCATTTTCGTTCTCTGTTTGTTAGCGTAAATTTTACTACCAGCCGAAACGGCTAATTTAATTGCCGATAACCACATAGATTAGTACCACTTAGCCTTAACAGGTTTTTTGTCAGCTCTCATTCTTTTAGTTCCTCTAACTGTAACAGTTTGAGTTTCATTTGGGTTAGTTGCTTCAATAGTAACTCCACCCGTTTGATAACCATCAGGACCACAACCAAGTTCTTTTTCGATCTTGACGTCGTCATTCATAAAAGTTGATCCTTTTTGCCAATCTTTATCCATAATTTTCTCCTTATTAAATTATTATACTTAATTTTTCTTAAAGTTTCTACCAAAATCGTTTCGTTTACTTTGGTCGGCCATTTGCTGTCTTTCTAAGGCAGCTTCGTTAGACATTACTTGTTTAGTTAGCGAAGTTTCAACTCTTAAATCAGCTAATTCTTCGGATTGTTGTTGTTTGTCTTCGAACTGTTGTTGGTTTTGCATAGCTTTCATAGTGTCTAAGCTAATTCTACCTTCATCATAAGCTTTTTTTGCTTCATTTTGTCTAGCTTTGATGTCTAGTTCTCTAGATTTTAATTTAAGTAATGGATCACTACCCAATTCGCTAATAATTTTCTCTTCTTCCATCATATAGTCTTTAACCATCTCTGAAATTAAAATAGCTTTTCTAGAATTAATTTTATTTGTCAATTCAGTTGCTTGTTGAACCAATTGTTGATTTTGTGGTTGTTGTTGTAACATTTGTTGCATCTGTTGAGCTTGTTGTAATTCTTCTTGAAACTCTAGTTGAACTTGTTCTTGTGCCATCAATGAGATTCTTTCCAGAATATTTTTTTGCAATGCACCCATGATCGATGGGTTGTTCTGTACCATATTAGATTGCATAAAATTTAAGTGAGAATCAATGTGAGCTTTGTGATCTTGTCCTGGAAACGCTTGAAAAGGTTTCATACCCATTGCTGCAATCTCTTCAAGAGCCGGATCAATAGGTGTAGGTTGTTGCGGTGGAGGTAATATTGCATTTATATTTTTTACCCCGACCGCTTCATACATTTGTCTATACGCTTGGTATAAATCATGCATTTGAGGATTAGATTGCGCTAATTGTAATTCCATTTGCGCCATAGAAATTCTTTGAGTTTGTGAAAAGATGTTAGGATCAGCAACTGGAAGTATATCTACTTTTTCATCAAAGTCTGTAGCCTTAACATTTCTTGTAGCACCAGGAACGTCATAAGGATATTCTGGTGGTAAATAAGTTTTAAATACTTCTGCTAATAATTTAAATTCTGATTTTAAACCAACGTATAATCTTTTGTGAATAGCTGACATAACCCGCGATCCACGTTCCAATAACGCTACAGTCGTACCCACGGCTGCTTGTTGGTTCATATCTCCCACTTGTGCATCAGCAATGCTCGCGAATCGTTGACCCGCTGAAACTACTACTCCCATTAATTGAAGTAATGTTTGGTCTGGTCCTTTAAATGGTAATTGCATAAACTGATCACGTATATTGCCTCCCGGAGCGTCGACATCTCTAAACTCACCTGGTTGTAAGGGTTGTGCATCATCTCTAATTCTAATTCCTCTAGTTTTAAAACCAGCAGGTAAGTTAGCTAAAGTTCCTGCATCAAGAAGTTGTCTTAGTGCTGCAGTGGCAGTTCTAGTTAGACCACCAATCATGTGAATTAAACCAAAGCCATAGAAACCTGTGCCTGGTAAAAATTTAAACTGTACAAAGTATTTTATTTTCTTCATTAGCTGATCGTCTTGATTGTAATTTCTTCTAATAGATAAAATTTCATTAGTAGCTTCTAAAATAGTTACGATGTAAGGAAGTTTAATTCCTGTAGGCTCATCATCTTCACCCATGTTTTCAAATCCTTCTAAATCTAAATCAACGTGCATTTCTAAAAGAGTAAATTGATCTTGATTACCATCTTTACTAATACCTTCTAATTTTAACTCAGCATCTTTAACTTGGTTTTCTGTAACAGGGGGCTCACCAATTTCTATGTCTTTGTAAAAACCAGAAACTTGTTGTTTTCTAATTTCATTTTCTGACATTCTAAGAACATGAACAATTGCTTCTGCATCTTCTAGTGAACTTGCAGAATAAGGAACAATTAAATCATCTGCAGGTACGAATTTAGATACTGCTCTTCCAAGTAAATCATCATAATAAATTTTCTTAAATGTTGATCCTGATAAAGGTAAATAAAAAAGCATCTGATCAAATTCAGGTTCATACTCTGGCATTTGATCCATGATTTGATAATTCATAAAATCTTTTACTCTATGTGCTTGATCTTGTTTTTCATTAGAGATGTCACCTAAAATTTGTGTTCTGACAGGACCATCGGCTGGTAATAATTCTTTGTAAGCTTGCGCTTGAAATTGTGTAACTGCTTCTGCTAGTACCGGGTGATTAACACCTGAAGCATTTTTAAAAGGTTCTGTTCTTTGTTCGTATTTAAATCCAAGTAAACTTAAACCGTCTCTGTAACTGTCTTCCCATTCACTACGAGATTGTTTGTAGTCTGTATATTGATCAAAAAGAGTTGTACCTAGCTCTGATAAATATTGTTCGTCCATTATCTCAGCTAAGTTTGAAAAATGATCATCTGACTCTAATGCTCCGGCTGCGTTTGGATCAAAATTTATTTCTGCTCCACCATCTTCGTCCATTGTAACTTCAACATCTTTGGAAGATGTTTCTAGTTCTTCATTTGGAACTTGAATCTCTTGTTCTACAAAAGCTTCGTCACTTATAGTTTCTTTGGGTAATGTATCGTCTATTTCAGCCATATCTCTTTCCTGTTAATTAGTTCACACCTGGTCGTCGAACGAACTTATACCGTAGTTAATAGGTAATGTAAAGCTGGGTTTTGGTTGGTTTCTATCGGCTTTTCTTTTAGCCTCTTCGGCTGCTCTTTCTTGAGCTACTCTGTCTTTTACCATTTCTGTATCTACAGCCTGTAGTCCTTTTTTATAAGGTTGAGAAAAATCTGTATCTAATAAAGATTCGTCTGTTGCAATTCTTTCATTTGTAACAGCCTGTCTTTCAAGAGAGTTCATTTTTAATAAATCTTGAGCATCTCCCACGACTGATTCCAACATTAAGGGACTAGATAAAATTTCTGTCATTGTTTTACCTTCATCATACATTTGTTTCATAAAATATGCTTCTAAAGGTAATGCTGCTACTCCTAAAACTTTACCAACAGATTTAGCTGCAGTTTTAATAGCTGACTTTGACATTTGTGGTGCTTCTGCTAATTGAGATGGAAATGAACCAAGGGATACTGCTCTTGCTTTAATATCTGGTTGTAAATTTATTTTTGCTTTGTTTAAAAGTTCTATTAAAGGTTTAGCGGTGCCTCTAGGTTGTTTTCCAATTTGTGCAACAATATCTGGTCCTAAAGATTTATAGTATTTATTAATTGCGGTTTTCTTTTTAGAATAAGTATCTGCTTTTCCAAAGTCCGAAGTAAAACTTTTTCTTGAATATGCTTCATTTAAATTTTGATTTCCAAAAGTCATATGAACTTTAAATGGATTTTTATTAAAACCTTCTATGTGTTGAATATTAAAAACACTTTTTCTTTGTCCTGGTGTTATTTTATATAGTTTATTTAATTCAGTTGTTATTCCCTCTTTATTTAAAAAAACTCTTTGCTCGTAAGTATTTTTAAAATTTTTAAATTCAGTTTCACCTGCTATTTTTTTTACATCCTCAAACAAAGTATCGTATGTAAATTTGTTTCCTTTGCTATCTTTTAAAACAATTTTTTTCATGTCTTCTGTATTATATTTTTTTTTTGGTTTTACAGGAGTTTCAAATGTAAAATATGGATCTCTATTTGCTGTTTCATAAGACCTACTAACTAAATCTTTCCATGCCATGGATTTTGCATCTCTTCTATTAACTGTAAATTTAGGTGAGTCTCCTCTTACTTTTTGATTACGCTTTCTTGCGGGTTCAAGAATTTTTTCTTCATATTCTAGTGGGCTCATAGCTTTTGTTTTTGCTAAATTTCTTTCTGCTCTTATTTTAAGAAAATTAGGATCGTTAGCTTTTTTTAATTCAAACTCATAACGATTTTTTAATTTTGTAGGATTATCTTTTAACTTTAAATAGTCTTTTTCTCCTATAACAGATTTGTACTTTTCAGGAGTTAAAGTTCTATCTTGTATAGATCCTTTAATTATAAAATTTAATGGAAATTTTCCTTTTGACTTAGCTACGTCATATCTCCTACCAACACTAACATTAGTAAATTTATCTGCTTGTTTAGGATCCGGATAATATTCTGTTTGATTATTTAAATAATCAGCAAATTCTTTATGATTTAAATTTTTCTTTTGAATTCTTAACTTTACAAATGTTTCTTCTGTTAAATTTGTTTTGTTAGTTTGTGTAGATCCACCGTCCGCGAATGATTTTTTGTATTGAACAAAATACTCTGGTTTTTCATTATCAATGCCATATTTAGCATAACCACTAAAACCTTCACCACCTTCATTATAACCTATTCCAACTTTTCGATCTATATTGCTCGGTGCGTCTTGGAGAAAAAGTTCTTGATCTCCTTTTTCAATCTTATCTCTAAATTTGTTATATTGAACGTCTCCTAAAATACTAAACTTGTCTGTTACAGGAGCGGTTACATTAGCTGTGATATCTATTTTTTGTGAATCTGAAGTAATACCTTTAGGAAGTTGAATTGCTGATGTATCTCCTGTACTTATAAATCCTGTTTTACCGGATTGGCTACCAGAGCCTTGTGCTCTAATTTTTGTTTTACCTAAATTATCTATTATACTTTCAAATAGTCCGGCCATTAAATTAGTTTATTTTCAATCTCAACGGGCAGTCGGTTATTTTTTTTTTTAAATTGTACATCTACTTTACTGTAGTCTACCATTAAATATCCACTATCATGTTTAACAGAAGCCCATGGAACTTCTTGAGCCATAACTCCTTCATAAACTGTAGAATCATTTAAATATGTAAAGTTGTAAATGTTAATATCGGATGGAGATTTTCCAACTAATTCAATATTATCTTTTAATCTTATGTCACTGAAACCTAGGTCAGAACTTCTATTTTCTCTAGAGCTTCGGCTACTGCCACCATAACCACCACTTCCACTATGGTCTCTATCTGATCTGTAATTACCACCACCTCCACTTGTAGTTTGACCTTTAGCTTTTTGTGCATCTGCAATTGCTTGTCTTCTTGCTAGTTCATCTTCTCTTGCTTGTTTTGCTTCTAGGTTTTTTTTAATTTTTAATTGGTCAGCTATTATTTTATCTTTTGCTAATTTAATTTTTAATTGATCAGCTATTTTTTTATCAGCTATTATTTTATCAGCTATTATTTTATCAGCTATTATTTTATCAGCTATTTTTTGATCAGCTATTTTCTTTTGATAATCTTTAGCTGCTTTTATTCCTTTTTTAGCTAGGTTAAAAGGTGTGGGTAATTTATCAAATAATCTTCCTACATTATAAATTCCTTCTTTGAGTGAAAGACCAAGACTTAAATCATCGTCGTCGATTGTTCCTTCACCAATGTCATCTAAATAATAATCTGTTTCATCTTTAGTTTGTGGTCCTTGAATTTTATCGTCTTGTGCATAAGAAGATGTGTATCCTAAACCTGGTGCAAGAGCTTTTAGTCCACCTTGATCATTATTTCTATCCATTTGATTTAAATCTACTCCAATAATTCCTTGATCAGTAGGAGTTGGTGTTGGAGTTGGAGTTGGAGTTGGAGTAGGTGTAGGTGTTACTCCGGTACTTTGATTAAACAAATTTAAATATTCATTTAAACTATACTCTTTTTGTAGAGTAGGGTTTTGATTATATACGTTAGTTAAATTATTTATATCCATCTTAATAATATTCCATTACTCGGCCAGGAATGCTTTCCTCTTTTTCATCTTCCGGGTGAGTTATAAAACCTCCCTGTCTGAAACGCATTACCGCCTGTGTTGTACTATCCACCAAATCATCATGATCACCATAAGGAAAAGATGCACATTCTTCAATTACTTCTTCTGCGAATTTAAAATCCGGCGCCCAAATCAAACCTGATTCGAAAATCGGTGAGACGGCGTTTACTCTAGCATGTTTATCATTACCTCTGCTAGGAGTGAAGTTTATAACAGGTATCCCCATTTTACGCAACTCATAAGTTAAGGGTAATCCAGATGCTTTAGACTCGATTATAACTGTCTCCGGTTTCCAATACTTATACTGTTCCATAGCTTTTTTTCTAAGCTCTGGAAACTCTAATCGTTCTTTGATTGCATCTAATAGTATTAAATTAGGTGGGCTATCTGCATCTGGCCTAAATACACCCCAAGTAGTAATTGCAGAATAGTCGGCAGATTCTTTTTTAAGGAATGCAGTATCATAAGATTGAATGATATGTTCTAAAGGAGGCATATGATCTTTTTCCCAAGTCTTCCACCATTCTCTTTTAAGAAGTGCTCCTTCCTCTGCGGTAGGATTTTGCATCCATTGCGCGTTCCACTTTCCAATACTAAGTGATGCTTTGACACCTTCTAATTCTTCTAGTTTCCAATACTCCGGCCAAACAGCTTTACCAGATGGTAGTATCGCTGGAAATTCTATCAGTTCCCATTTATCAGACTTTAATTCTTTTTGTTGTGCTTTAAGTAACATTCCAGTTAAGTCTTTCATATTCCATCTAGTCATAATCAAGACAATGGCTCCGCCCGGTTGTAGACGTTGTCTTGGACCTGATGTATACCATTCATAAGCACGTTCCATCGAAGACATATTAAGTGCATCTTGCTCCGAGTGAGGATCATCAATAATAAGTAAGTCCGCTCCACGGCCCGTGATTGCAGATCCGACACCCGCTGCATAATATTCACCACCTTGTTCAGTCTCCCATTTACCCGCGGCTTGACTGTCCTCTCTTAAACGAGTCGGAAAACATTCTTTGTACTCCGGCGAATCCATAAGGGTCTTAGCCTTACGACCAAATCGGATCGCGAGTTCAGTTGTGTGGGTTGATTGGATAATTTTTAAATTAGGTTTACGGCCCACCATCCAAGCAGGAAGTAGAAAAGAACCAAATTCAGATTTAGTATGTCTTGGTGGCATGTTAATAATTAATCTTTTAATTTTGCCATTTGCCAAATCGTTAAATTTCTCTGCTATTTTTTTATGATGTCTACCTTCTATAAATTCGGGCCAAACGTGTTTTACAAAAGTCATAAAATCGTTTTGTATTTTTGTTTGTTTCTTTTTTTCACCCAGCTTAATAGCTAACTTCATAAATTGTTTTTTAACGTCAGGTGGTAGTTTATCTATTTTTTCTTTATCCATTAGATTGGTTTTAAATTAATAAATCTGTCATTGTATAATTGTAATAATTTTTTCATATGTTGTAGAGGAAAATCATTTTTTTGTTTATTTACTCTCCAGGTTACAAAAATTATATTTTGTACAGTATATGGTTTCATAGGATCTAAACGATCTGCACTAATATTATTCCAGTTCCTATTAAATTTTTTACCATCTGGATGATTGGCTCCAATGTGGGTCATTTTTTCTCCTGTTATAGCACAATACATTCCACCATGTTTTTTTTTATGTACTTCCCAAGCATTTAAAAATTCAGGAAATTTAACATAACAATTATAGGCTATAGAGTTTGTTCCAAATTTAGGAGGATTTTGTTTTTTTTTAGAATTGTGTTTATTATACATAGCATCAAACTTAGCTTTCATATAAATTTTTTCATCGGATAATCTTTTCCAATTAACAATTGCTAGTTGTCTTTTTTCTTCGTCAGTCTTTTTTAAAATAATGTTAGAGTAGTAAGTGTTTTTTTTTAATTCCATATAATTTTGCGCAGAATTTTTTAAGATTCTGTTTCTCTCCTTAAAACGATTTTAACGGCTATCTATATCTAAATCAAGCAATACATACAAACTATTGGGACCCCTATAGTAAAAAAGGGGGTGTAGGGGGTTAGTTGTTTTTTCTTACATCGAGATTGATCTGGGTCCTACTTGCCCGAAGGGGCGCCACAACCTGTAGTTGCGCACTTTAGAATGGTTCTAATGTAGTGGGATGGTGCGGCCCGTTAGGGTCGCACCGATGACAAACATTAATCTAACAGTGCATAGTATTCGTTAGTAAAATTCTTTTGAAACCATGTTAGTCCACGTTGCATAGTCTTATAGTCCTCGACTGCTTCACAACCTATGATTGTATCGTAGATAGCGACAGCGAATGCAGGTAGCTTAGCTGATAGCACGGCGCCCGGTTCGTTGAATCTATTCATGATCCTTAGTTCTTTAGTTGGATTGATACCAAAGTTACATTGGTCGAATGGTTTAGGTATTGTGTATGTTATGTTGTTATATATTATCTTCATCTGTTATCCTTTCGTTGTTATTATGTATGGGATTATATCACATTCATAATACTTGTCAACTGTTTATTTACCCCAGATCAATACTATTATTATTGCCAGGATAAATGCTAAGTACATTGATTCCATTATCTACCCTCTAGTGTTGTTATTCTTTTTTCTAGTTTGTCTAAGGCTCTATACTTGGACCTATCTTCTTTTGCTTTTAAGTAGCTTTGATTTTGATAGTCAATATGTTCTTGTGTTGCATTAGCCATAATACAGCCAACACATATAATCATTGCTATTGCAAACATTAAAATTATTCCTAACATAAGTTCATTCATTTGCTATCTCCCCACAATCTTAAACCTATTAAGATAACTATCATTCCAAAAAAAGATAGTTCGTATATTAATTGTTCTGTCATTTTTTATCCTTTCTAATTGTTGTTATGGGATATTATAACATATATAATACCCC